AGACTGACAGGACAGATTAAACAGTTCTGGCTGGAATCGGGATGCGTCTATGGTTATCGCAAAATCCATCTGGATCTGCGTGACAGCGGGCAACAGTGCGGAGTAAACAGAGTCTGGAGACTGATGAAACGTGTCGGAATAAAGGCTCAGGTCGGATACCGAAGCCCGCGGGCACGTAAAGGCGAGGCCAGTATCGTGTCACCCAACAGGCTCCAGCGACAGTTCAATCCGGATGCTCCTGATGAGCGTTGGGTAACGGACATAACCTACATCAGGACCCACGAAGGCTGGCTGTATCTTGCCGTTGTTGTTGATCTGTTCTCACGCAAAATTATCGGCTGGTCCATGCAATCCCGGATGACAAAGGACATTGTCCTGAACGCACTGCTGATGGCTGTATGGCGGCGTAATCCCGAAAAACAGGTGCTGGTTCATTCGGATCAGGGCAGTCAGTACACAAGCCATGAGTGGCAGTCGTTCCTGAAATCACACGGCCTGGAGGGTAGCATGAGCCGTCGCGGTAACTGCCATGATAATGCGGTTGCAGAAAGTTTTTTCCAGTTGTTGAAACGTGAACGGATAAAGAAAAAGATCTACGGAACGCGGGAAGAAGCCCGCAGTGATATTTTTGATTACATCGAAATGTTTTATAACAGTAAGCGTCGGCATGGTTCTAGCGAACAGATGTCACCGACAGAATATGAAAACCAGTATTATCAACGGCTCGGAAGTGTCTAGATTATCCGTGGCGATTCATGATGACGAGGCGGCCGATATAACCACGGGTATTTACTATCGCTGAGTTAGAGTCTTTTATAAACAGAGTGTTGCAGTTGGAAATATGCAGTTTTTCAACTGTCGCCTGAGATGCACTAGCCCCGAGGTTAACTATGCTATAAGCCGTTCTCGGGGTTCCATCTATAGTCATAGAGTGGACGATGGTTTGAGCGTTAGTGTCACCGGTAACCATAATAAGAGGCTGATTAGCGGCAGACTGGGACATTATGTTTTTAATGCTCATATTGTCAATCTCTACGGCATAAGTAACGCCAGCTGGCTGCGGTCCATGTAGGCCGTCTATTACTATTGCCTGAGCACCTGGACCTGGTGTAGCAAACACATCGCTTATTGTGAGGCGCTCTATTTTCATGCGCCCACGGCTCTGTGCGTCACCTTTAGCATAAAGTATGCAATTCCCAGATTGGCCGTACAACTTAGACACACTTATGTTGCGGAAAAGATTCATACCAGCGGTGCCGAGTGCCACAAGTGATGTTGCACGTGTTCCTTCGTCGTTATTCACGTTGCGAACGTAGACACCCTCGATATTTATGTTGGTGAAGTCTCCCGGTTCAGCAATATCATAATTTGGGTAGTCTCCATCTGTCAGGGCGCAGAAGTCATCACCGGTAACTCCACTAAGGTTCTTAATCCATGCATTTTCAATCGGCGGCTGAAGGTGAATTCCATCAGAGATCGTGTTGAATCTCAGTCCATCGGCGTGCAGGTTCCGGACTTTACAAATTAGCCAGCAGTATTTGCGGGAGTTACGAAACATGAGCCCGCCACCGATGCGAAGCGTGGTTACGTTTTTGAAGATGGCTCCCATCGCGTTAAGGCCGCTAAATGGCTTTTCAAGCCCGTCATAGTCGAGAGTGCCAGACCCCCATATTTCGATGATATCATCGGCGGTCCCAGTTCCACCGTCGGTCTCGTAGGCGTAGTTACGGAACAGGTTGCCGTTGTAGGTGCTGGCCGCGCGAATGGTAACTCCCGGGCCAATCCATAAACGCGTGCCTGAACGCAGCACCCAAGCGCGATCTGTTAGATATGTACCAGGCTTCTCAAAACGAATATCCCCACCTGCGGCAAACATAGCATCCAGACCGGTACCGATTACGCTGGTTGTGCTTGGTTCAATGCCGTACATCTGAGGGGTGCGGTATTGAATGGCAGAACCGACTGTACCAGCAGGATAGACAGAGCCAACCGAGACCCCGACCAGACCAGCGCCACTCACCGATGCAAGCGCAGCCCGCAATGACGCATCCCCCACCCCAATCCACGCCCCAGGCGCAATACCACCAGTGCTGGCTGGGGTTGAGTTAGCTGGAACCACTTTCGGGCCGGAGGCAAACGAGCCAGTCCATTTGTAATATTCGCCGTCGGCAGTGTTCAGCAGCACCTCATTTGGGTTGTTGATAGTCGCGCCGGTGGTGAAGGTCTTCCCGGTAAGAATCACGTAACCGAAGGCGTTCATGGCCTGCTGCGCGAGGTAATTGATGCCCTCGATGGTGTAGTGCTTCTGACCAAAGCGATCAGTGTAGGTCCATCCCATCGAAGTGACGAACTCGTCAATTTTCCCTGCGTTAAATTTGAAATCGAACGGAGATTCACTTGGTACTGGCAGATTGGTTGGTTGCGTGGCCATATTTATTCCATAAAAAAGCCCGGCGCGGTGGCCGGGTCTGGTTGGTCGGGACGGTTCTTATTGGTAGATAGCGTCGCTGTATTCCGCGACGGTCAGAGATACCGTGTTATCGGTGTTCGGTTTGATGCTGTTAACCGTCCATAGCTGACTGTCAAGCTCCTCCACTGTCGCGATGAGATAGCGCGACGGGAGCTGTACAGTGTCTCCGTTCCATATGTTGAGCTGAATGTCGGGTATTGCTGCGGTGAAGCCGTACTTCGTGTCGGCGCGTGCCGTCGCCGGATAGCGCAGTGTCGGATTACCCAGGCTGTCGGTCACCAGCACATACATCGAACCAGTAAACGTGATCGGCTCGCTGGTATCGAAGTTATTCCCGGCACGACCGGTGATGTATCCCTGTTGCTGGTTACTGTCGTAGATGTCAGGCATCTGAATGACGCTTCCAACCTGAATGATTCCATCCTCAAACACTTTGGCGTTCATCTTCACCCTGGAGTAGATCAGGCGTTTAGTTTCGCGCAGCGCGCGCTCCCGTGCCTGGTACTCGTTACGAAAACCGACGATCTCCAGTTTGTTCGGGTTCTCAGCTTCCTGCTCGACGATAGAGCCGTTCAGGACCCGGTAGTTAATGTACGTCTTGTTGTTCGTGGTTGGGTGAACGTAGGACACCTGCACGCCGTCGTAGCCGCCAGGAAGAGTAGCCTCATACGTCATTTTGTACTCGTCCGTCTTCATGTTGGCCCGGTTGAATACGGCCGCCGGGTAATCAACTTTCTGATCCCTGGTGAACGTCAGCACGCCGTCATCCCAGTACGCTACCACTGAAGCCGCACTGCAGATCGCCTGGACACGGTCACCGAGAGAGTCATTCTCATCGTCAAACGTGTAGTCGAAGTAACCCAGCCGTTCATCAGGCAGGCTTTCGGCGATTGAGTACAGCCCGTACAGGTCAATGCTGCTTACCGGCTGCTCACCCATAATGAGCCAGGTATGCGCCACCGCATCAGCGAACGAGCGCGACGGACGCAGCGTGTAATCTACCGTCTGCGTGTTTATGTCGTAGGTGATGGTATGGCGGGTCACCAGAGCGTTATATTTGCGCTCGCGGCTACCAAGGGCGTTCTCAGTCGCCCTCACCTTTACCCGCACCAGCGTGTCTGTCGGGTGAACGACATTGGTCCGGATGTTAATGCTGTGGATTTCCTCAACCTTCAGAAGGCTGGCATCGCCAGAGTTATCCGTGCGCTGGAAGCTTACCGCGTACTTCCCGAAGCCGCCGGTCGGCGTGATTTTGTCGGTGCGGTAGAAAACCTCACTGGTCGACTGGTGCGGCGTCGTCTGCCTGTACGTGAAGGTCTGCTGCGTACCCGGCACCTGGTTGTAGTCGTCGTCGATTTTCCAGATGACAGCTTTCCAGTTCGTCTCTTTTTTCCCGCCGAGGCTGGACTGGGTATGCAGCCACAGCTGCGTCGACTCGACCGGGGAGAAGAACGGCCCCACAACCAGCGCCTCGTTATCGTTCAGGATGAACTTCGTGGTGTTGATCGTGGCATTCGCCGGGATGTCCTGCGGGCCTTCGAGCTGGTTCATCGTGAACGTGTACCAGCGTACCGGATTCACCACTGCACCGTCGTTTGTTTCAACGGCGGAGATAAGCGTTCCGGAGAATGTCGCATCGGTGGTGACGCTGCCTGATGCAGTGCTGTATGTCACGTTGATGGTGAAAGTCACAGCGTGCGGCAGAACCAGGCCCATGAAGTAATCGAACTCGGCCTGCTTTTTGATTTTCATCGCAATCTGGCCGCCGGAATACGTGCCGCTGACTACAGTGGTTGCCGTTGCTGTTTCGACAGGGAAATCGCTGGCTTCGTTTTGCCCGGGAACCTCCTGACCGTCAACGTCATCGAACCCGTAGCCCTCTACGATCTGAGGGATTACCTCGCCAGGCTGGAAGAACTGGAATTCTGCACCGGCCAGAGAGCCAAGGCTTGATTCTGAGTAGCGCACAGACTCGTAATCGTATTTGCCGATCCCGATGCACATCCACTCTGTAACGTACTTCAGGCCGCCGTCGGTAGACGTCTGATGAACGTATTCGAATACTGATTCCTGAATCAGATCCGGGAACGAACGAATCTGTCCGTAGATGTCTGGCTTGGCCTTGTAAACGCGCGCGGTGTTTGTCTGACCCGTCAGGCTATTATTCGGCGAGTCGACAGAGTTTCCACCAGTGTTGGCGATGGCCGGTTTCGGTGCAAGGAACGAAAATACCTGACCAACAACTTTGAAGATCGGGCTGAGGATGTCGCCGACAATGCCCTTAGGCTGGTCGAAAATCTGGATGTGGTCCAGCTCGCTCAGCTCAAACGCCAGCTCATCATCGTCGCCCAGCCTTACGCCGTTGCGGACGATCAGTAGATCGCGGTGAAAGGTAGCGTCATTGGCCGCAAGCCAGTCATAAAAAAGGGTGCCATTTGGCACCCTGTAGCGTTCTTTTGGCGTTCCCGGGAAACGCTGGAGTTCAATCAACGCCATACGAAAAATACTCCACCTTTGTAAATGCCCGCTGAATGACCAGCAACGAGTCCATGCGTACGCTTCCGTTCTCGCCACGCGAGTGCAGTGCCATCCGGTTCAGCACCAGGCCAACGTGTGCCGGTTGCGCGCCGCGGTATCCGACGAATATCCCGCCCTCGACAGGTTTATCGACCTGGCGCCAGAAAACGACGTCACCCTGATAGCAGGTGAAGAAGTCCTCACCGGCTTCGTAGTCCGGCGTCTGGTGCAGCTCAATGCCGAGGACATGGCGGTAATACAACACGCACAATCCCCAGCAGTCGACTTTTTGGAACGAGCAGGCCCGGTTAGCCCACGGCACGCCGATAACCCGCCGGATAAATTCATCTTTAGTCATGCGCGTGCCTTATAGGTACTGGAGTCCAGTGTATTCGCGGGGATCGTATAATTTTCCAATATTATTATTGAGCGGGTTGGTCACAGACAGGGTGACAGACGCGGCGTCGGCATCGATATCGACGGTCTTGACGTATAACTGCCACGACTTAATCGGCACCGACACATCGCCGCTGTCGAATATCTGCCGCGTGGCCGTGATGGCTGTCAGCCTGGCCGCACCCTTCCACTGTTTCATTAGCGCTTTGATGTCCGACGACAGCCGGCCTAACTTCACCGTCGCGTCGATCACCGGCGTGCCGCTCTGCTGACTCTCTTCGATTTCAAAGCGCGCTGGCGTGTACGTCTGGCCGCCTAGCGTCTTCGCAAAGAACTGCTTGTCGACCAGGCGGACATAGCCAAAGGATGGATGGTAGAACGTGATGGTATCGTACAGACCGCGCGTCGGGCGCTGCTGCTTATAAGCTCTGAAGGTAGGCATTACGGCACTCTCGGTAAAGATTCCGGGTCGCGCCCGTCAGGATAACCAGTGACAACGATATCCAGCCACGAATCCCACGGTGGCGGCAGTTCAACAATGATATCGTCGAACTCGTCGTCGGCGTTGTAAAGGTGGTTCGCGATAACCGTCCCTGTCCAGGTCACCACCCCGCCGTCGATACTGGTTTGCACCGGCATCTGCGTGAAGTGGAGCTCCTGTAGCTGCAATCCACTGCCGCCAAGATTGATATTCATCCGAAACCAGTTCAGACCACGGTTGAGATAGTTAGGGCTGCGCAGCCACTGCTGAAATGCGCGCTCCTGCGCCAGAGTGAAGATCCATGTCAGTGACCAGGTCACTTTCAGGTCTTCGGTTAGGTTTTCGAAGATAGCCGGGCCGACCGCTGGCTGATCGGTCTGGAACCCGGTATCTAGCGTCATATTTTTGCTGGCCTTCTGCGCCAGCGGAAGCCAGTCGGGATAGTCGATAATTGGCATCTAAACTCCAGGCATTAAAAAACCCGCCGAAGCGGGTTTGATTAATCAACAAGCCGGGGCCCGGATGGCGCCTCGTAAATATTGATTTTTATGTCAACGATATCGCCATTATTGGTAAATGCCAGATCTTCGCCAGCAGGCGCTATACCCTTAATTGTTGATCCATCATTTAGAGTAAAGACAAACTCAACCGCCCTATTCGGGCATATCTTATGTGGCTTACCTATCTCAGTTGGTATCGACTGCATTTCGCCCGGCTCAATAACCACGTAAATCTCCTTATCCCTGACCGTTCGGGGTTCTTTTCACGTTGAAATTACTGGTTATACCCTGACTTATCGGGCCACCATTATTCAAATCCGCGATAATCGTAGTGAGGGTAATGCTACCATCTGAGTTCACAGTTCCCTGAGAATCAACAGTAGCAGAGGTGTAATTCTGCACGATATTGTTGATTATTACACCATTCCCACCTTGCATATCCTTGTTGCTGATCACCTTGCCGTTATCGCCCGGTATCATGTACTGCTTACCGGTACTGGCCTGGTAAATCTCCGGCATCCCGCCTTCACCTACCTGGTACATTCCGCCAGCAGTAACCGGGCCTCCATTTTTACGCTTGCCCAGCAGGTTAGCACCAATAACACCAGCTACCGCGCCGAGACCGATAGCCGCAGCCGTACCCATCGAAGCAATCGAGGACAAGATGGCTGCCGGAGTCCATGCTGCGGCCGTCGTTGCTGCCGCTGCTGTACTGGTCGCCGTCTGCGTGGCTACCGCTGCCGTCTGTACGGCCGTAACAGTGCCTATGGCTGCCGTTTGTGCGGCCTGTCCCATGATGGCAGACTTCACCCACTCAATACCCATCTGGACGAATGAGTTAACCACGCTGTTCAGTACTGTCATGCCGATACTGCGCATTGCGTCACTGGCAGACATGCTGCCTGTGATGATTCCTGTCAGCGCGTTACTGGCAACCGAACCAAGTGAATCAAAGGCTGCCGCAGTTGCCTGTGTTGCCGCGTTCTGCTGCGCCCATTCTTCCCACATGGCTGCCATTCTCTTCTGACGGTACTGATCTTCAATTTGCGCACGAACGGCCTCAACCTCAGATATTTTTTGAGGATAAAGCGCAGCGTACTGATTTAGTTGCTCCATCTGAGTGCTAAATGAGCTATCCACTGCGGCAACTGGAGAAACTACCCCTTGGATTTGTTTAAAGCCCTGACTAGCTTCTTTTCTTTTTTGGATAGAGATGGCTGCTTTTTCGTTAGCTTCTCCCAGCGCTTTAGCTTCCTCCATTTGCTGCTGAGTGGCTGAGCTTCCCAGGGATTGCTGCGCTCTTAACCCCGCCTCCTCTATTCTGCGTTTCTCGATTGACTCTGTTGTGAGGTCTGAGGCTGCGCGAAGGTTGGCAAGTTTTTGCGCTATAGACTCATCAGCTCGTTCGGCGCTCTTGGTAGCTGATGCGCTTTCCCTTGCTGCTTTGGCGTTGTCTTTTGCGGCCTGAGAGTTAGCCTCTTGTTGTTTATATGTCTGGAGTCGGACGTTGTAGTAATCTCGGAATGCTTTAGTGCCTGCTTTGATTCCTTGATTTTCTGCATCTCGCCACGCCTGAGCCTTTAACTTCTCATCTCCAGTTTGCCTGGTGATGAATAGCTCCTGCTGAGCTTGTTTAAGCGCTCTGTCCTGACTGGATGTCAGGCTGTCAGTCATTTCTCTAAGAGCTTTTAATCGCATCGACGCATCTGCGCTTGTCGCCGCAATTTCAAGCAATCTTGCTGCATACTCGCGAGCGGTTTTGGCCCCTGAAGATTGCCCGTCGCCAACACGCTGAAGGGTAACGATCAGCTCATTTAATTTCGCATCCGATGGATTTTTTGCGATATCAGACAGCTGTTTTGCGAACTCATAAGCCTGCTGGTCAGTTAGGTCAAATTTACTGGCTAACGCGCCAACAGTTGCCATGATGGACTGCATGGTTGTCTGCCCAGCCTGTCCTGATGCCGCAGCTTGCTTCATTGCCTGGCTGAAATCATTTGTGGTAATGCTCAGCGTAGACAGGTAATCATTAAACAACTTAACGCTCGCATAACCACCACCAAGTGATGATATCAACGAATCACCAAAGCCTATGAAATCCTTAGATGCCTTCTGTACTTCACTTGATACTTTCCCAAGCGCAGCTTGAAGTTCAAGCTCCGCCTGCTGACGCATCAGAGTGGCCACTTGAATATTCACCCTTGCTAAGGCTGCATACTTATCTGAAAGTGCACCAACGCCGTTTTGTGAAAGAGTAATCACCTTATCAGTAGACTCGATGGCGTCTTTAAGGGCGTCAACCGCACTCTTCCCATTACCAAGAGATGCAACAAAGGTTCCGGCAATAACGGAGCTAAGGGCGATTATGGCGCCAACGACTGCACCTCCAGGACCGAATGCACCAGCAAGCTGTGATCCCTGCTGAGCGAAAGCTACCAGAGCAGATTGTCCACCCTGCACCTGGATAATGAAGTCCTGAACCTGGTACCCGGCCTGCTGCATGCTGGTTTTCCAGCTACCAGTGCCTTTTGCGCCATTTTCAACACCAGTCTTCATGTCATACAGGCGACCAGTAAGCTCGCCGATCTTCTGCTTCTCTTCGTCGGTGGCTTTCGACCCTGCGCGCAACTGCGCGGCCAGGACTGCGGCACTACGCGCGCCATTCTCCTGCGCTTCATCCAGCACAGCCAGCTGGTTACCCAGCGCCTCGATGATGGATTCGGCACGACTGAATTCACTACTCGCGCCGCCGGTACCGCTGCGGGCCTCTTCCATTGCGCGGGCGATGCCGCTCACGTTGGCGTTAAGCTTGCGCAGCTGGTTATCCATCGAATTGGCATAACCTGCCAGCTCAGTAAACGCGGCCCCGGTTTGAGACGTGCTGTTATCCAGCCCGTCAAGTTCTTGCCCAGTCTTTTTTGTTGAACTGTCGATCTGACTCAGCGCGTTCTGCACATCCTTGGCACCGTCAAGAAGTTGAGCGGTATCCAATGCGATGGTGATATCAATACCACCCAAATTTTCCGACATTGCTATTCTCCATGGATACGTTAGCTACTACTTCATTGACCGTTCTTGCTGTTCGCGCATCATTTTTTCCTGCCAGCGACGCTCGTCATCATCCATTACTGCGTCGTATTCCTCTCTGGTAAGCCCTTTCTGGTCTGGGTATTTAGCGTTCAGGAGCAGCGCAAACTCTGTCATCGTAAGGTGTGCGGCATCTTCACGTGTCATTTCGAAATCGGTGCGGGCAGCATTGATGTACTCAATGGCGTTGAATGCTGTTGTGGTCGAGTTGGTTTCATGCCGCTGCAACTTCCTGACTTTGGCTTTACCTATAACGCCGTGGGTCATTAGGTGTTGGGCGATGACAATAATGTCGTTACGGCTTAGCGCGCCTGGCCGATAAACTATGTATCTTGACCACCCTTTCCACTCCCCTATCATCGGGGTTAAATCATCTTCACAGCACGCCTGGACCACCTGCATGGAAACAGAAAGGACCTTTTCAGCCATGCGATAAAGTTGTGGTGATAACCATTCAGGAAGGCGCCCAAGATTAGAAGCGCATGCTGAAATCAGATTTTGCACATCACTGCCATGTATGGTGGCGTATGCAGAAACGATTTCTTCAGGCGTTCCGATTCTGGTCATTGCAGCGAATGATGGCCTTAGTAGGTACTCTTTCTCTCCATCCTTTCTACTTGAAAGGACAACCTCACCAATGTCTGTTAAAGGGATCATGCTCTTGCCTTAATGATTATTATCAAGGGCAGCGTGCTGCCCTTTGGAATAGCCATTAGCTGACAGTGACAGCGCAGGCGTTAGAAGTTATTTTCACTGGTGTTCCGGCAGAGTTGGTAACTTCGCAAGTGTATGAACCAGCATCACCAGAGACTGCGCTCGCCTTGTTGAACGTCGCTGTAGTCTGACCGCTCACTGCTGAGCCATCTTTTTTCCAGACATACGTATACGGAGCTGTACCGCCTGTAACTGCTACGCTCATGTTGAGCGCTGAGCCAGTCGCAACGGTTTTCGTTGAAGGAAGGTTGGTTGTGAAGGCAAGCGCATCGCCAGCGATCTCAAACACAACCGTGTCGGCATCATAGACTTTCCACTCACCGGAGAAAGTTGAAATATCACTGGTACCGAAGTCACCTGACCAAGAGGTGGTGTTGAAATACCCCATGATGTAGGTGCCAGCGTCTTCCCCTGCGAAATCAAAACGAACCCAGACGGTTGGCTGACGGCCAGCCTGAACTTCATCGAATATGTATTTCGACATGTGGATCGCGCCAATCTCTACAGACTTATCGTTCTTGCGGAACTCGCCGTCACCAGAGATTGTGAAATCCATGTTGTTGACCAGGTTTTCAACCAGACCCTTTGAATCATCAGCCTCAGAGCTGACCGTATTCATTGAGTAATCGAAACCTTTCGTGGTCATTGCGCCCAGTCGCTTCCACTCGGAAAGCGCGGGCACTGCGTCGGGGCAGCCAAAGGCCATGCGTAGCACAGCTACTTTCCCGATCAGCTTGCCAAAATCATTAGCACAGCCTTGCATGTGTACCTCTCAAATAAAAAAGGCCGCCGGATGGCAGCCTGATGGGTTGTGGATTGGGTTATTCGCCGTATACGCAGCGGAAGCGCAGCGAAAATACTGCCCGTCCCTCAGCGGTTAGCATTGGTTGAGGCATACCGTAGGATTCGATGTATCCGATGCAAGGATCTGCAATAGGATTAGCCTGTATGTAATCGATAATGCCCATAGCTGCGGTATTCGCTTTGCGGTCTTCATTGATGGCACCGATCACATCCAACTGAACAAAATAGGTTCCGCCTTCATCCTGCCTGAGTATGCCCCCTCCGGCAGGCTTAAAGACCATGAATGCCTCAGACTTATTGCCACTGTCATCCCAGAAAAAACTCTGACAAGTAAAAGCTGACGTAAGCCCGGCAGAAACCAGCATTGAACGCACTCGGTCGGCCATTGGTGGGGTCATTTCTTCATGCCTTTTGCAATAATTTCAGGGATTCGTGGCTTAACCTGCTCAAAAGCTTTTTTCAGGAATTGCGGCTCACCACCGGGTCCCCAATAAACGCCTTGCTCTGTACCACCACCAAACTGCTTGCCTGATCTGGTGGTTCCAAAGTGCGCCCTTGGTTGGCCCTTTAGCTTGCCGGGCGCATCATGAACATAGGCGGCATACGAGGCAGAAAACCCCACCTTTGCCGTAATTCGATTGCCGCTTGAATCAAAATCGATAAACCGAGAGTTAACGAGGGTTGATGTGTCTATTGGTGTTATCACAGCAGCCGACTCAAGAACCTGTTCAGATGCTAAGTACAAAGCCCGAATGATGCGGACACTTTTAACGTCCCCAATCATGCGGTTCAACTTAGCAATGGTCTGATCGATGCCTTTAACTTTGATACCCATAGCTAAACGCCTGTCAAAATTGCATAGTCATCCGCTACACGCTCGAACGTGTCGGCGTAACGGATAACCTGCCGCACCTCATCGGCACCGGCCACAACCGGGTCCGCTTCGGTAGAAGCGCCAATCAGCAGGTAATCACCGGAAGCCGCCAGCGCAAACTCCGTCCAGACGGTATTCTTCACGACGATTTCGGCGCCCAGGGTTCCGATGCGCTTTGACAGACCGCCTTCGTAATCGCACATGATTATTTCCGGTGCGGCATACCCATTAATTGGATCGCCGAATTCGTCGGTGCCAGCGTTCTGTTTACGCCAGATTGTTGCCTGAGCTGTATAGCTCCATGAAGCAATGCTCGACATCAGCCCTCCTTCCAGCGCAGCACCTTCGCGCCTGTCGCCCGGATGCTCGGGCAGTTGATATGCCACTCACCGTCCGATTTTACGTAGCCGTTAGTTTCCCGCCCCGTGTCGGTCATCACCCAGACGCGGGTGAATGAGCGCGGTAGCCCTTGTTTAACTGATTTGTACGTCATGAATAGCGCCCAATAAAAAAGCCACCCTGAGGTGGCCTGATTGCGTTACGAACTATCGCCCGTGATTTTCGTGGAATCCATACTTAACTTCAGCCATCTTCCTTGCAGCTATCGCATCGTTTTTATCTACGAAATAGCCGAGATATACGAATTTGTTGCCGTGATAGATATATGCTTTCCACTTATTGTCGCGTGGTACATAGCTAACCCCTGCAACCCCGCTTGAATTATTAGCTGGCATTTTCTGATTTGTGGCGTTACCGACAGGATCAGTCACTCGCAGATTGATTATCCTGTTGTCAGACCGGTCTCCATTGATGTGGTCAATCCATCCTTCCGGGTATTCGCCATAATGCATTGCCCATGCAATGCGATGAACACCCATCGGTTTTTTGGAGACCTCAACGCGCCAGTAGCCTTTATTCATCGAACCGGCATTTTTACCAGCAAACCGTGCATTCCATGCAGCATGGTCCCGTTCTCTGGCGAAGTGTGTGATAGGCCGAACTTTCCAGACCATCAGTCCTGATAAGTGGTCATAAAAAAAACACTCATGCAAATACTCAATGCTGGGGCATTCAGAATTGTTCATGTAAACCTCACAGTAGGTTTCACAGATGATGTGGTGCGGCAGGGAGGTCTGTGTTCCTCCTTTTCGACTGGCCGGTCTAGCCGCGTGTTTATTTTACCGCTTTCAGCACCCACCAACAACGAGAAAGAGCCCCACACTGTTACCAGCGCTGATCGGTAACTCACCGGTGCAGCCGCTGGTATCTAGCCGGGCCAGCGAGTCTCGCAGCCAGGTAATGCTGTCGTCGCCATATTCAAACGAGCGGGACGCGCCAGACGGCGCACCCTGCGATTTGATACGGCGAGCACCTGACGAAGTAGCCATGAGAGCCGCGGCATACATCAGAACCAGCTTCGCGGTGCACTCGTCATACCCCGCGCCATCAAGGCATGGGATAATCTTGTTCACCACGCAGAGGATCGGCTCCAGCAGCGCGCCCGGGATGGAGTAACCCAATTCACCTAGGAACGCCTGCACGTCTGCCGCTGTGATTGGGTCAGCCATGGTTATTTCGCCTTCTTCGTTGCTTCCGCCAGAGCAGCTTCTGCCTCTTCAGCGCGCTTCGTAACTGCTGCCAACTGCTCGTCGAAAGTGGCTTTGTCAGCTGATGCCTGGTCAGTAAGCTTAGCCACCTGATCCAGTGATTCATCACGCTCCTTCGTCACCGCCGCCAGCTGCTCGAGCAAATCGCTAGGCTGTGATGCTGCCGGTACTGACTCGCCGAAGAGCTTTTCACCCTTCTTCTTGTCAGTGTCTTTCGCTTTACCGGTCGCTTTCCAGCGCGCTGCTGTTGCATCGTCGACTTCAACGATCGCACCAACCTCCAGTTTGCGGAGGTTGGCACCAGCGAACACGTTACCTGATGTGATTTCTACCAGTGCCATTCCGTTTCTCCTTAGCTGCTCGCGAAGAGCACGCCGTGTTTAAGGTTGATGTCCTGCTTGACCATCAGGCCCATTGCGCCCCAGGTGCGCCAGATGTAATCGCTGTTGTAGAACTGACGAGGGTCAGCAACAGTACCTACGGCCTGGCCGGTGATCGGAGCGATAACGCCTGCAGTCAGGGGAACTACCAGAATCTGGTTCCCGGTCAGCTCTGCATCTTCTTTCACCGCAGCAATGCCTGACAGTTTCAGGATTTCCTGCAGGATGGTGCCAGACTGGTAATTGTCGCTGTAATAGCGCTCCCAGTTAGACATGATCTCGCTGGAAACATACCAGGTCTGCGGTGCGTACTGGTTATTGGTGATCTTCATGGTGTCACGCAGGGCAATCGCACCGTTTCGGTTCTGTTCTGCGGTTGTGGTACGGCTGGAGAAGTCGATATTCAGACCAGATGCGCCCAAATCAACCTGGCCGACGCGCTCATCGGCCTTCAAGCCCTTCCAGGTCTTGCCGTCGAAGGTAACGAAGTTACCTTCCGAGTCGCGGAAACCGTTGAACATGTAGTCCACGATTTTACGGCGCACATCATCAACAGAACCGCGCTGCGCATCGGCGAGTGATGCCAGAGCCGACCCTTTGTTGAAGATCGGATCGCGCCAGTGGAATTTGAAGCCGCTGTCGTGCACCGGCACCATCGTACCGTCGAAGCTGTACGCGCGAGCATCCAGCGCCGCACCAATCTGTCCGGACATGGAGGTATGCGCCCAGCCACGACCGCCGGTGCGGGCATATTCATACACGGACTCTTCCAGGCGGACAGATCGGGACAGTGGCATCAGGTCGTTGAACAGGGTGAACTCCGTGTTCGGCTCGAACTGTGCCAGTACTGTCTGGTCGTACGCGCGGTACATGCGGCGAATGTCGTCGACGGCGTTCACCGCGTCCAAATGTCCGTTTTCACCGAAGCGAGCACGGGCAATGAAGTCAGCGACAGACTGCGCACTCATGTTGCGCGCCATCTCCAGCTCACGGAACTGTGCCTGGTTGACTTCGAGGTTACCGGTGCGTTCACCGATAGAGCGAGAAAATACAAGCATTCAGGTGCTCCTTACTTGATAACGACGCGCAGCAGCTCGCCTGCAGCAACGGTGTACGCCGTGTCTTCTTCGACATATGCGCGGATGGACTCGCCTGTGGCATGGGCTTTAACCTGGCCGTTTGCGATGGATAATGGCTGCCCCTTTTTGTAGGTGCCTGCAGCCGCGCGCACGTTAAGGAACATGCCCGGCATCGGATGGATGCCTACCACCAACTCATTCACAGGGATTGAGTCGTCAACCGTCTGGCAGCGCAGATAGTCAAAATCAGCGACATATAGGATCGCCTCTTCGTTGCCATCAACCGAAGCCGTGAACTTGGCGGCAGAGAAAAAGCCAACAGTACCTGGCTTAGTAGCGGCCGCCGCGGCACCTTCACGGTTGAGCAGCGGATTAGGGAATACGCCACCGGCGTGAATTACGTGTTTTCCGTCTTTAGCCATTTTTTACTCCGGCATTTCGCTGACTGATTGGGTGTTAGTAGCCTGGCGGAATGCACCGTTCAGGCCGAAAGAGGTCTGGCACTTGGCGTACATGGCATCGAGCGCCTTACCGTCCAGATCTGCGACTTCTTCATCGCTCATGTTCATCGCCAGCTTCACAGCCGCGCGTTTTTCGCCTTTTTCTTTGTCGGCGTTCGCGTTCAGGCTGTTAACGACGGTGTCCACGCGATCGGCAAGTTTCTGCGCCCACGCTGGCATCTCTTCGTTATTGTTGGCCTGCTCTTTTTTCTTGGGCTTGCCGGTTTCCGGGTCGATTTCTTCATCGCCTTTTTTCTTGGCGGTGACTTCTTCGGCCTTCATCTGGTTGTATGCGTCCATCAGCTCGGCGTCGGACTTGCCTTCAGTCGGCTTACCAGCGGCTTGCAGCGCATTGATAATCAGTTCTTTCATCGGATCGTTCTCTCCGTTGGTTTTAATCTCGTACTCAGTGGGTTTGCGCACGACTTCTACAGGTTCGCCGACGAACACGGCCTTGCCGTCATCATCGATGAGGTACTTCTGTTTCAGGTACTTGGTGTCATTGCGGTAGATGAAGCTGTCCGGCCACACCGTTTCAGGCCAAAGCCACTTATCTTCGGCGTCACCCTCGCGCAGCTTGTCGCTGATAGCGCGGGAGATGTCGTCGAAAGAGAAGTTAGAGGCATTGGTGAAGAAGAATTTGGTCTTGTTGAGCAGGCCGTCGCGGGTGCAGTCGATACCATCAGCCAGGCGGGCAACTTCAATCTGTTGCTCATCACCTTCAGAGTTAACGAAGATGCCCACGCCCTCTTCCGGCGTACCGGCACCAGGCTCATCGAGCAGCACCGCCACATGGTCAAACATCATGTTGGTGGCGATCTCGTTGTACTTCTTGCCCTTCGACTCACCGTTTGCAGCGATGCCTGAATACAGCAGGCCGGTGGAGATGTGGATCGGGTCGGAGTTGGTACCGGCCAGCATCTCATCCAGGCGGTTGATGAGGCGCTTGCCCTTCTCGCTGGATTCGGCGTACTGGCGGTTAACGTACATGTCGCCCGTAACCTTCCCGTCGCTGTGACTGACGTTCTGCAGCCAGGCCCCGACGTGGTACTCGTTTACCGCCCGGACATCGCGCGCCGACACATGCTTTCCGTCCACTTTAGGATGGCCCAGCGGCATTGGGTTACGCTCAAGCGTGTTGTAAGCCTTTTCGATTTCTGCTGCCGGGTACAACTTCCGGTTCATCACGATATCGTCCACGACAGGCGTGATGCCGCGAACCACGATATGTGGCTTGCCGTCTATGGTTTCAGTGGTGATGTTTGAAGCGGAGTTGACGACGGTCAGCACGTTAACGCGGTTGCGTTTCATGCTGGGTCCTCGATGGTGGGTTTAAGGCAATAAAAAAGGCCGCGATAGCGACCTTAAGAAGGTTAATCCAATCCCCATTGTTTAGGGTTTTCGTATGCAAATTGAGGAAGTCTTACCAATGTAAGAACATCGTTCGTATGACCAGTTTCAAACAACCTGACATTAGTAACCAATCCATGAGCGCTTACCTGTCTGAACGGGTCGTTTTCAATGGCATCAATTATCTGCTCTCGGCTGATCTCGACTGATGCACCAGATTGCACATCCTTAACGACATCATCGATGCTGACATAAATCTCTTTGCCCCTATTCCTGGAGTTTGCATTCCAGAGCGAAATAAAAACACGCCTTCCGACTTCACGAATGTCCACGCTATCCCCCTTAGTTGGAGGTCCTAGCTTAATCATGATTTTTCGCTTGTCCACTGCTGACGCTCTTTTTTCAGCTTATCCGCCAGGCCATCATTGAATATGCTACCGTCGTCGTTGAGCAGGGCTGGAATCTGGCTGCAGTAGCAGTTGTACCGGTTACCGTTCTCAGCGTAAAAGTCACGCACCTCTTCGGTGGTGTAGACCTTGCCGTGACGGCTGGCGTGCCAGGTGCGCGTCGTTGGTTTTAGCGCTGACAGCCACAGCAGACCGGTATTCAGCCCCAGCCGGTCAGCGGCCCAGTCCGTTTCGTTCCACTGTGCCTGCCGAAGCGCGCCGACCTGCTCAGTCTGAGCGATGGTCTTGGCCTTCGACATCGACACATCAAGACGCTTGCTGATGACGCTAGCCGTCTCGCGAGGGTTCACCCCACGCGCTACCGCATCGGTGATGATGTTGGTCAGGTCGCCACGGGCAGTGTCGCTGATTACCTTCCAGTCACTGAACGTTGTCAGCCTGGCCGCCGCCACCTGATTAAGGTGACCGGGGCTGCTTAAAAGTTGCTGGAGCGTCGTCTGGCTGGCGTACACCTGCGACTGCTGCGAGAGGTTGTTGAAGGCCTCCAGCGTGCCGCGCTGCGCTTCTGCGACGACGTAATCCATCGCCCAGAGGTTTTGCTCGCCACCCTCCAGAAGATGGTCATCAAGAATAACCTGCACCGCCTCCAGCAAATCAGCCAGTTCCCGCGCCGACATGTCGTATATGAACTTGCCGGCGTTTACCTGGTAGAGCCGCATGTCCGCGCCGTTGTCGTGGCAGAGGAAATGCCAGTTATGACTGTTAACCTCTCGCTCTCTCCCGGTCAGGCGCTGATCAAACAAGGCTTTCAGCGCGCGCTTGATGCCGAGATATCGTGCCTCGATATCCCGGAACATCGCGGTTACCTGCTTTGCCGATCGGGTCGGGTCAACCTTGCTGCGCGGAACGATCGGCAGCCCCACCTTTGCCGTCTGTTCTGGTGTCATCGGCCAGTGGATCATCGGTAGTCACCTTCTCGTCCGGTTTTGGTGGTTCTTTTGGCTCCGGTAGCGGGTCAAGCCCCACAATCTCGCGCAACTCATTGGCTGTAATCGGCGGCTCTCCGCCATAGAAGCCGGTGGTTTTTTGCACAATGTCGGCCAGTTTCGAAGCATTCTCGATCTTCTCTTTCTCGCCTGGCGCCAGCAGGTCGCTCCACGAGATTGTGACCTCGCCTTTGGTCGGTGGGTCGATAATGCCCAACGTCCAGAATCGCTCCAGAAGCGCGGTAATCCGGTCCGTAAGGAAGCCATTGCGCCGTGTGTTGCGACGGATAGCCCAGTCAGTTTTATCCTCATCGCTCGCCAGCCGCCCGGTCTGCTGACCGAACAGGATGGTGAACGGGATTTGCACGGAGGCTGCCAGTTCGTTCGCAGTGACTTCCCACGTTGGCCCCGGGTCGCCAGGCGTAACGCTCAGAACGTGCATCTGCCCGGCCTGCATCACGGCGGCAGCATCGGTGCCACGGTTAAGCTTGTTGACCTTGTCGCCCATCGCTTCGCCGAGATCGGCATAGCCAGCCTTCTTAGCCTGGTCTGCCAGCGTGTTCATGTCGGTTTCTTTGCTGAATTCGACGGCGATCTGACGGCTGGCGTTCTTCAGGAAGCCCTCGGCACCACCGCCAGAAATCTTCTCGATATCCAGGCCTTTGTTGAAACCGGCCTCCAGCAACGGGATACCGGACAGCACGTTGTCGTCTTCAGATCCTTCGCAGAACAAGATAACGCGGCTCGGGTGTACCGGTTCTCCGCGCATCGGACCGACAAAAGGCTCATCACCGACCGGCTGCTCGTTGAAGTTGAACATCTTCGGCTGGCCGAACGTTTCTGACTGACGGTCGTTATCCCATTCAGCGACGGTTAACTGTGGCTCCCACACAGGGATAAGTTTTACCAGCGCTGACTCGCCGAGTCGTTTTACTAAAGCAGTGTCGACTTCCTGATCCCAGCTCCGATTGTCTTTGACCTGCAGCAGCAGTGCGGAGTAACGCCCGACCATATTGCGGCGGTCGGCATCCTTCACCTTTGGCCACCATTTCTTCATGAACTTGGTGACGTTCTTTTCCCAGGGGTTTGTTTTCTTCGCCTCCTGCGCTTCATCACCGTCAACTATGACCGGATAGTCCTGCCAGCAACCATCCAGCAGACGATGAACAACAGCGAAGCCAGCGGCGTTGCGGCGGTACATGTTGTAAAAGTCGTTGAAGGTAATCTCGCGCGGGTAGCCAAATTCCTGATAAAGCGTCGGGCGCTTCGTGTTGCCGCCACCGATGCCAATGGCATTCAGGTAATTCGCTCGCCGCATTTCAGTGGCGAGGTTGTTCACAGCCAGTTGAAGGCCGTTATCTTGTTCGCTCACTGGCGATGCTCCTTAGAAGAATACTGTGCCGACCTGCTTGCGGTTGTTCTTCGTCACTGCGAAGTAACGGAAGCTATCGGCACCGTGCGAAGTGGCGTCATGGAGAGGTTTGTCTTTCCAGCAGCCGCGCTTGTTGTCCCACTCTTTCCGGTAACCCTCAAGGTGAGAGATACCTTCCGAGCATTTCTCCTCATCGAATACGCATTTCGGGAGGATTTCACGCGCCGACTCAATGCCGGTATCGATGCCAGCTTTCGGCACCACTTTGAAATTCAGTGAGTACATCTGACCGTCAATCTCGTAACCTTCGCGCGCCAGTTCTTTGCGTGACTTCGCATCAGCAGCAAACTCGCGGTTCTCGATATCGTGAGGCCCCCAGTGCTCGCCGTACTCATAGCCGCGGTCTTTCAGCACCTTCATGTAGTGCCTCAGCCCCTCGCCGGAGTTTTCGTAGTAGTCGATGATATGGAACTCTTGGCCAACTTCGCGAACGAACCAGATAGCTGTGGAGTCGCCCACACCGATATCCCAGAACGTGTGCACCGGAAGGTGCGAGTTATCCGGAATTTTGCCGATCCGCTTGTTGGTGTAGAGCCAGCGGAACTGTTTGGCGTAATACGCGCCCTCGACTGACTGCTGGAATGCCTCGGCCGGAATAGTCGGGTATTCGCGCTTCATGTCGTCGCCGAGCGTTTTCTCTTTGGCATAGTACCAGGCTTTCTGGCGATCATTGACGACTACGCCGTGCTTCGACTCCATTTCAGCGAAGTACTCAAGCAGGCGCACCGGCAGAGACTCTACCGGGTCGATTGCGTACTGCGAGTTCTTCCACCAGGAGAAGAAGAAAAACTTCCAGTCCAGCGCGGATAAGGGCTTGCCCTGTAGCAACGCTTTCTCTGCCGTCTGGCAGTAATCGAAGAAGTAACCCGCCCGACCTTCCGCCGTGCTCTCGATAGTAGCGAAGCATCCAGTCGATACCGCCTCAAACGCACCAGTGACGATTTCACGGGCTTTGTCTGGATACTTGGCGCATATCTTCCCGAACTCGGAAACGTGCAGGTAGCGCAGCGTACCGCCACGAAATGACGTACTGACGTATAGCGAGCCGCCCTTTTTAAAGACGAGTTCGCCGGAAGAGTCATTACTCGCCGGGTTGGCCGCCTTTATCTCTGCTGGCAGCTTGTCGTATGCGTACTTCACCTTTTCGCGGAACAGGCGCTTTGCGTCATTCAGCGTATGGGCGATCAGCGCGCATTTAGCCGACTCGAACAGGGCTGCGTCGAGCTGGATGATGCACACTTCAGTTGTGAAACCGAGCTGGCGAGCTTTCAGAATGATGTTGCGGGTGTGGATCCCCTCAAAGTATTCACGCTGCTCAGGCGTCATCCTGAAGCGCGTTGGCTTACCCTCTTTGTCGGTGATCCAGTAGAGATTGTTAAGCCGCCAGTCTTTGTCGGCCAGCAGCTTGAGGTGCTCAGGTTTCATTACGCCCCCTGAGACAGTGAATCCATCAGGTTAGACAGGTCATCAACCGTCTTATTGCCTTCCTCGGTGTCGAGGTTATACGCCTTACGCTCAGCGTTTATCACTTTTATCTGAGCATCGACACCGGCAGTGATCGAGCGAGACATTGAGGCGTGATTGTCTTCCGTAATTTCTGCGTCTTCAAGGAAGTCGCGGAGTTTATTGGTGATGCCGCGCCATGCCGCCAAACTTTCCCGATGAGCCATGACTACAGCGGCGGCCTCGTCGGATGCCTGGTCAATAATCTGCTCATCAGTAACCACTGGTGACTGGTTACCGTCTTTGGTTACCGACTTGGTTACCTTGGCTTTCGTTGCCGCCCTGACCTTTTCTGTCAGATCGCGCTGCCACCCTTCTTTGTTTGCTCTCTTTAGGATGGTGGCGTGGTTAACGCCATGCTTTTCCCCAATGGCCCTTACTGACAATGAACCAGCCCGGTAAGCCGATTCAATGGCCTCCCAATCTGGTTTGCTCATTGGTTACTCCGTTGTTTGTTCTGTCTGCTCTTCCGGTACTGGCGTGAACTCCACGCGCTTCACATCGGCAGGAGCGAAATACAACCACTGCCCCGTCTCTGTCGCCAGCGGCACAAAGCCGTTAACCAACTCAGGCTGACGTCGTGACATCTTGCCCGTGAAGGTTTCGCCTGTTTGGGTGGTTAACGTGATTTGGTAGATGTCGGACATTGAGAGCCTCTTTATCCGCTTGTGGGGATATTTAGTTGATTATCCGCTATAGGGTATATCCATTATCAAGCCCACCCGTAGATGAGCTTTGGAATGGCTACTTCGCCTTTGCTTTTGTTTCCGCTCGCTTACGGCGGCGCTCTTCTTTCTTCTCGGCGTTTGACATGTCCATGAATGCCTGCATGATCGAGTTCCTCATCATGTAACTTACAAAGTGATGATTGACGCAGCCGTTGAGACGGAGTTGCTCGCCAAACTGATCAACCGAGGCCAGCACTTGCATCATGTCCTTCTCGCCTTTCATGAACTCAGAGAAGTCGCGCCCCGCTCTGGAGGCGCATTCGATGACGCGATTATTCATCCCGGCAGCCCGGGGATCGTAATCTGCAACTGGTTAGCCAGGGTGTTAATCTCAGCGACCAATACAGGCTTCGTATAGCGCCATGCTGCGAGTCCTTGTCCGCAGAAGCTCGCCATGTCCTTTTTCTGGTCAAACTCATGGCACTTCATGTTGAGCTGCGCACTTAAGCTGTTGCGATGCTGAAGCTCTCCGGTGAAGTAGTCATCGAGGACCTTATATGCCGCGTACTTGAACCCGGGGTTTAACCAGGCAGCATAATCGTAAGCAACAAACTTCCCGCCATAGGTTCCGCCGTGTACGCCGCGGGCAGTAAAAACCACAGATTCGTGGTTTTTCTCCAGCTCGGCCAGGAACTCTTTGGTCTGCTTGTTTCGCAGATAGTGGTAAGGCGATTCAGCATCACTTTTGCCACTGGCTTTCCACATATCGGTGAGGCAGATCATGCCGTCTTCCCCGACACGGATTGGTTGATTGAAGAGGGTTAATGATTTCATTTCGCTGATACCTTTTGGTGGTTGAGCCTGTTCTCGTAGATACGGGCAGCCCAAGAGCGGTCAGCGTTATCACTGCCCTATCTCAAGCTCTACCCCGAAAGGCTCTTGGTTGATATGCGCACGAGAATGCGCGGTTTACTGCGGACATAAAAAAGCCCGACCGAAGTCAGGCTCTGTTATTTGGGTAACGAATCATTTAAGACACTGCTCTTTGATGTAGTCCTGCATGCCGCGAATCATCTTGTCAGCGGTTGCGATTCCGTCCCGGTGATCGAAATAATTCCGTCGAGCGTCTGGAGTAAGTTCGGGGGCTCCTGCATCATCCACGCCGGTGGAGGAGGTGGCTTTTGGCACTCCAGGGCAGGTTGCGGCGATGCGCAGCCGTTTAGCGCCAGAATCGACATCCCGACGCAAATCGTTAATGGTTTTTTTCGCATCGGACAATTCCTTCGTGTATTTGGCATCCAGCGCAGCAACATCGCGCTGACGCACCTGCATGTCTTTGATGGTGGCGTTCGCCAGGCGGAGACTCTTGGTGGCTTTGTCGCGCTGGTCTTTGTAGGTGATGGCGTTGTCGCGGTACCGGTTTACGAAGAACGCCAGCACGCCGATTAACGCCACCACCAGCAGCTGCAACCAGTAACGTTTGACCATATCGCCAATCATGACAGGAACAGAGCCCGCTCTGCCTCCCGGCGACGGGTGAGCCCATTCAGGACTTTACCACCAGCTTTATTCCAGCGCAGGAACTCATCGGCAGCGCCAGCGTAATCACCGGCGTTGAGTTTTCGCAGAAGGGTCGATGTCGACAGTGACCGGGCGCCGAGGTTGTAAGTGAACGACACCAGAGCATCGAATTGCCCCTGAGTCAGGTCAACTTTGACCAGGCGGGACACGTCGTTTTCATAGCTGACCAGCCCGGTCTTCAGCAGGCGTTCTGCAGTTTCCTGCTTAATCGTCATCCCGGCTCGGATCGGTTTGCCGTCGACAGGCTTGGTCCAGCCATAGCCGATCGTCCACACTCCGACGCTGTCCTGATACGCGGTGAGCTTGCAGCCTTCGAACTGCTTGATCAGGGCAATGCCTTTATCACTGGTTTGCATTCTTCATCCCCGTCAGACGTTCCCAGAAGTACGTCAGTGCCACGGACCCCATCGCCCCGCTGATACCAGAAGTAACCAGGATCATGTAAAGGCTAAGCCCGCTTTCAACGCTGATTAGGCCACCAATAAGACCGGTAAAGCCGGACACTGCAATTTGCGCCAGCGCATTGACCCAGCTCCAGGCGGCTTTGTTCTGCTTCACGTCAATAAGGTATCGGACCAGGCCGCCCCAGCATGACAGAGCAAGGACAATCAGCCATGACACTCCGGCAATGCTTTCTTTATCTTGCATACGTTTAGCCATATCACCTCCGAAAGAACGGGGTGCTGTTTGTAGTAAGGGATCAGGCCCTCGGGACGATTTAACAAGTAGGCGTGTCGATGATGGTTCCCGGAGCCTGGAATAAAAAACCTGGCGACTAGCCAGGAAGATGAGGGTAAGGCAATGCCGGCTCTCTGGCCGAAGGGTCCCAGGTAGTGGGTTCGGTGTGCGGCGTACCGCAAATAAAAAAGCCCAAGGCGCTAACCTCGGGCTTGAATTTTTTTGGCTTCGGAACGACTGAACGGATTCCCAGCGTTAGAGATGAATCTATCCAGTTTTTCCGCGAAATGCAATACCTATTTCCTATATATTTTCAATATCAGAGAAAATTATTTTCATCTCGTTACTTTTGAGAGAATGGCATCAGCCATAGACTCCTGCTTATGGCATTCGGCGACAAGTTCCTCAAAGAGCGGCTGAAGTTGGTCATAAGCCGCCGTTTTCTTTATCTCCGCAACAGTATTAATTCCCTCTATCACCGTTGAGAACTTCAGTCTGGCGTAACCTCTTCCACCGCAGCGGTCACAGGCTTTCATCACCGGAACGCCCTGGCGATCGCTTTCTGCCTTGTCCAGCACCTTACCTTTGCCATGGCAGCGACACGAATTGCTGATAACGCCTTTTCCGTTACACGGCTTGCATTTAACTCGCACCACCTCACGCGCCTGTGTCCAGCTCTCCCAGTCGCTTGGGCGAACGGCACGCGACATTTTCGACCAGTAAGGCGGTTTCCCCCATGGGTATGAGACCTTGTTGGTAAACACTTGCGCCTCTGTAAATCCGCCACCATCACAGCAATCACATTTTCGAGTGCTGGCAGCACTTCTTGAATAATCCTGGTATGCAAAAGCGCAGAGAACCTTAAGCACGCCTGACCGAGCTGATTCATCGAGTTCAGACAGTGCTCTGAATTTACCTGATAACTTACGTGCCTGCTCATAGAGTCTCTCCAGTGCTATATCTGGGCTGCTAATGCCGATTTTCGAGAGGTAAAGATCGAAACCAAACCCGCACTTGTGGCCAGCAAGGCCAAGCGCCGCCATAACGTCAGTGCCGGTGAGACTGTCTGATGCGGTTGCGCGAGGAGAGTCACTGAACATCGGTGATTTAGGCGCAAAGTATTTAGCGATTGATTCGAGATTCATTATGCGGCTTCCTTCTGTGGCTGGTTGGTTTTGGTCTGGCTGTGCTTTGCTACTGGCGGTAGGTTGGCGCGCTTAACGCTTTCTGCCTGGTACCGCAGGAAGTCTGTGTGGTTCATTCGACCTCCAGTTCGGTGATGGTCAGTTCAAGCCTGCCGCCTTTCACGATTGGCATCCTCTTCACGCTGTAGTAGTCGACCTGCTGGTCATCGAGCCAGAACCCGGATTTCGTCAGGGCGTCGAACGCGGCCTTTTGCAGATTGTCCAGGTCGCGGCGGCGGCGATCCGGCATATGGCACTCAATACGTATTTTCACGGGTGTAGCTAGGCCGATATCCAGCATTGAGTCTTTGATGATTCTGGCGACACTGTCGCGGTACGCCTGCCCCTCTGTGCTGATGTGCGTGCGCCCGCGGTTATGCCGGTAGTAGCGGTTGTTGCTCGGCGGCCACGGGAGGCTGATGCGATATTCATTCATGCTTTTACGAGCCCCTCTTTCAGCCAGATAACCTGTGTGCGGGCCATGCCCTCCAGCGCGCACTCCTTTGCATATTCCGCATCGACCAAGCGGGTGCGGCGATCAATCTCGTCGTGGCAACTGCTGCATGCGATGGTGGCGATCAGGTCTGGCGGCTTGATTCCGGTCCCGCAGAGGCCAGCAAGACGAATGTGAGCCAGTACTGAGGTTTCAGGATTGCCGTTGCATACGCCGGGGATCCGCACCTGACATTCGCGGCCGCGTGCCGCTTTGCATAAATTAGCCATGCGCCCTCCGTGCCGCGAGACGCAGCCATTTCTGATCCACCAGGCGGGCGGTGTAGTCTTTCAGTGTCGGGATTTCGGACGGCTTAACCGCGACCTTGCGCTTGCGGCGAGCCGGAACGCGGAATATTTCGTTTGTGATGACGCGTGCGAGAGGGCTAGCCATTACGCAACCCTCCCGAAGTAATCACCTGAGTAGCGAACTTCACGGAGTTGCACGCCGTTTTGCATAGCAAATGCCTGGCTGTATTCGATGAGACTGGTCATGCGACGGATGCCCATCTTCGCAGTGCTTTCCCGGATGGCGCAGAACTCCCCTTCCAGACCCGGCACCACTTCACCAGGCTTACCGGTGGCAATGGCATGGCCTGAGACATACAGGACTTTCCATGAAGCGAGGTCGCGTGACTTGCCAGCCCATTGCAATTGCTTCGCTGTATCGCCACAGAGAGCGTGGAAGAGGTCGTTTTGGGCGAGAGTGCGGTCAGCCTCAGAAAACTTCACCACGAGCGGCAGAGCGTCGTTAACGGGCAGCTTCCTGATGTAGTCGATGAGGTTATCGCGAACGCGTTCGTCGCGGAGGTAGAAAACAGGCTGCTTCATACGCCACCTCCGAGAGGTAACGCCGAATGCAGAAAATCGCAGGTGCATTTCTGCATCTGTGACAAGGTGAGGAGTTCAGATTGTGGTCGCATTTAAGTCCCCTTAAATGCGCAGAAGTCACCAATGGGTGTTCAGGCCATCAGCAAAGAAATTATGGACGGTTGATTCAACAAAATCAACTCAAGAGAAAGGCCTCCGAAGAGGCCTGTTTGTTATGCGTCGAATGGGTTAGGCGTCATCGCTTGTCCCTTTTCAGTTTGGCGATCGGGTTGTTCCACGCGTCAATATCCTCCTGGATAAGTTTTCCTTTCCCTTTGCATAGTTCGCATTTTGTCAGCAACCCAAAGCACTTAGGGCACTTAACAAATGGACCAAACTCTCTCTTCCATGAAAGCACGCGAGCATTGATGATTATCTTGTTTAAGCTTTCCATCATGCCTCCTGCTGCGGTGCTGCTGCCCACTGCTTGCATTCCTTAACCTGCTCTTCTGTGAAGTGGGAAAATGCCCCATCATCACTCCAGCCGACACTATGAAAGTGGTCCGGCAACGGCCCTTTTTTCCTACGCTCGCAACAATAAAACTCAACAGAGTCGGCTATCGGAACAGGCCTGGAGAACTTCCATGTAAACCCAGCCTTCCTCATTAGCTCCCCTGGCTCTCCACTGAAGTAGCTAATGATTATTCTCTTGAATTTTGGCATCTAATTACTCCTGCTGCGGTGCTGCTGGCGGCAGCATGTATTGCCAATGCGTAGCGTCACGACATACTGATTTGAACAAAGACGCCGGTACAGAACGGAATCGAAAATCTTCATGCGGTGTAGGTGTATAGGCGCATACACGGAATGCGCTATCAGGGTCCGGCAACCGATCACTGCAAGCCACCCAACCATCCGGAATCACCGGAGAGTTGAGTTGTTCGGAATTACCGAACGACTGAAGCATGGCGGCGCGATAGGCGTTCCAGCCGACAGCTTTTCCGTGTTCAAACGCGCTGTCAAAGTCATCATCCATTTCCATCGCAGCGGGCACAGATACCGGCGCTGGCGGGGCGGTGCGATACAGAAGCACATCACCCATTTCTGTTCTGGATACAGGCCATACGTCTGCATCAGAGCCAGCATTGAGATAATCAAGATTGGACTGGTCGATGACGCACACAGCCTCCGCTTCGAGCGATGCCAGCGCGATACGCAGGGCAGCCAGCGTATTACTGTCGTCTTCATCCAGGCCGAACGGGATTTCATCGCGGGTGGCTTCCATGTCGGCAATTTTCTGCTGTAGCCATTGTTTGGTAAGTGTGCTCATGATGCCTCTCCTTTACCGGCTGCGGCGGGTACGTCGATGCCAGCAGCAGACAAAGCTATTCGGAACGCTTCCTTCAAATCTGCAATCTGCTTGTCTTTGGCTTCCAGCTCATCCAGCAGCGCCAGCACATCGCGAGTTTCCACGAACATATTCGGGTCGAAGTTATCGACCGCTTTAGCCGCGGCTGATTTCAATTTGTCGATGTTGCTCATTGGGCCTCCTGGCGAAGTTGGGCCGCGAACTGTGCTGCAACCGCTCCGGCATCCATGAAGAAGTCATAGGATTTTTCCAGCGCTTTCTGCTCGCAGTGTTTAACTAACATCTCCACGCCCTGCGCCCGCACTTCAGCCAGGAAGGCGTCGGTAGCCGGGGTTTCTGGTAATTCTTCTGGAATAACTTCTGAGTAGACGCGTTCCATAGCTTCGCGCCAGCCATATTCACAGGCGCCATAACCATCAGTCTGTAGACTGTTATCCTCAACACCACAACCCATTCCCAAGCTCTGGTAGGCAGGCTCATTGCTGGGGTAAATTACAGACATCAGTACAGCGCTCAGCCCTGCATTCTCAGCAGCCAGCGCCGCGCATCTGGCTTCACCTTCAGCCACGCCAGCCTGGTACGCTTCGAACATGTGCTGCGTCATCTCGTACACAAAGCTTCTGTCGTCTTCCATCGCTGGCGAGCAGCCGTTGTTGTTCTTGGTAAACCACTCGATAAATTTCTGTTTCATACCCCTACCCTCCCACAAACCATCAATACCCTTCTCATCGCCGGACTGTTGCGGCACTCCTGGCAGATCACGTTTGCCTCTGTACGCTGCACCAGCTTCGAATTTCCCTTCGGCATCGCCGGTATGTTTTCCGGTGCGTATTTCATGCCGTAGCTGGTCAGCCGATAAAGCCGCTGGCCGTGCTTGCCTTCGAACTCGATCAGGCCGTCTGCAAACAACGTGCTTAGCGGGCCGGAAATCTTTTTGGTGGTCATGCCGATCATGCTGGCAATACGAGCACTGTTCAGGCCCGGGTTATTACGCAGGGCTGCAAGAATCTGCTCACGGATTGTTATGGCCATCTCACACCATCCCGTTCGACTTGTTGCGGTTGTACTTAGCCTGAAGCAGCTGTATGGGCGTCGGACCGTGCTCGGCCGCCGGTGCTGCAATTGCCCGGCGTACCGGCGGTACTGGCTTACCCTCGGTTACGCGCTTCTCCCACATGTCCAGCAGATCGCCCGCCTCGCGTGCCAGCTCACCATGAGTTAACTGGCGCTCTGTGCTGCGGTGGCGCAGTTCGACGCAGATGTGGTACATGACCGGCTGCGACCAGGGGAATTGCTCACTGGAGGTAAATTCGAACGAGCGGTTACGCCAGTCCCAGTATTCGGCAATCACTTGGTCAACGGTGATGCCAAGCGCCCCGCCGCTCTGCTTGCACCAGGCGACGAACTGGCCCGGCGACGGCAGGAATGGACGTTCCTGGCGGCGGGCAATCCGCATACCGGCATCAACCTGCGCCATGGAGTGGATCCCGTTCTCCTGAAACGCCAGCAGCCACTGACGGCGGAATTCGTTCAGGTCGTCCTGACTGCGGAAGTTCGCCATGCTGGCCGGGAACGCGGCGCGCAGCTCGTTGAACAGCGTGTTGAATACCTGCGCCACTTGCTCTACCGGTGCGCGCTCCTGGTATTGCTCTGGCAGGTTATGGGCCATGCGGCTCATCTGCTCGCGGTCGTGGTTACGCATCTGCTCTGCAAGAGATTTCATCGAATCACCTCATAGGCCCAGTCAGTGTTGTTGAAGTCCAGATCCGGCTTAGCGGCTGGCTTGCCGCGCACTGCCGCCTGCTTGTTCTGATAACTCAACTTCTGGCTGGCAGTGATAAACCAGTTTTTTGGCTTCTCATGGGTGAACTCGATATCCAGTTTCTGCAGTTCGTAGTTCAGGTCTATCAGCGGGTACAGGCTTAACCATGCCTGGTAGTCCTTGTGGTTCAGACGAACGATTTGACCCTCGAATGCGTACCGACTCGATATTTCATGAATATCTGCATTGGCCTCTTCACAAGACGCGTCAGCGGCTTGGGTGTTAACAAAGGAATCAGGATCAGGGATAGGGGAATCAGGAATCAGGTTAAGGGAATCAGCAGGATTTAAACTGTTCTGAACCTGTTCTTGCACCTTACTAGCACCGTGCTTTTCTTGTGCTTCATTATTTTCAATGACTTGAGGCTTTCCCTCTTCTTCCTTTTCCTCTTTTGCATCTGAATTGCACTGTTCTTGTTCGGTGCCATTTTGGTTCTGAGACGGTTCTGGTATCTCACTTGCCGCTTCTTTGCAGTGCGGATTCTGGTGCTTTTTCCAGTTAGAAACTTGAATGTATGAATCGCCTTTCACCTGGTAGCGATTGATGAACTTATGCTGATGCAGCTGCTGCAATAAAGCATCACAATCGACATCATCGAACGGCAGTACCATGGCTTTAATTTTCTTTGGGCGGTCATCAAGGCGACCTTCTTTATCGGCAATAGTCCACAAGCCAGCGAAGAGAATGCGCGCCAGTGGCTGGCATTCTGCAAGCTCGTCATTTGTGAAAAAGCCTGGCTTAATGTTTCTTGAGCGAGCCATTAGGCATCCTCCAATTCGTAATCTGCAAAATAACCAGAAGCCATTTTTAAGAATATGGATTCAGTTACTGTGTAAGCCTTCCTTCCTTTCCTCTCCTTGCCTTCAGGCTCTATGAGATGGCAGGAGTAAATAATTCTTCTCTGCCAGTTCCCTGGCATTTCCACGACAGCCAAAACCTCAAGAATTCGCTTTCCTTCAGCATCAGCCGTGTAAAAGCACTGATCACCATACCCACAGTCAGCGGGCTCATAATTTTTGTGGCAGCCGCCAATCCAACGCTCATCGGTATGCACGTTGCCGTCGTATGACTGATAATCTGTGCACACATAGATAAATGGGTATGCGGTTTCGAACCTATCACCAGCCCTTAGGTCGGTGTTTACTTGCTTTGTTTGTCCTGCCATACTTACTCCCGTTACTTGGCGTAACACAGTGACTTAAGCCCTGAACGAGTTACCGCTCGTTTGGGGCTTTTCATTTGAGAGAATCTCCGCAACCTGCTTTGCCAGTCTCGCCATGTCGTCATCTACGACACCCCACTCCAGAACCGCTAAGAGCATCGCCAGCTTAGGCAGCATGTTTTCTTTCCAGCGGGTAATGCCTGATTTATCCATCCCGATCGCTTTGGCCACGTTTGAGGCGCCTTTCATAGCAATCTGATTCAGGATCCAGGACTCAATTTTTCGAGCCTGGGCTTTGTTTCGGGTAGTTGTGTTTTCCATTAGTTAAAATCCTTAATAAGTTGTTGAGTCGGCTGACGAATCAGCCGAGTAAATTTGGGTTCCATGTTGTTAAAGAGCGGTAGTACTTACGGGGTTTTGCTGTGCGGGAAAGGCTTGATTTCTTCAGCCTTGATTTTCCCGTCGGGCAGTCGGTTGATAAAAATCTGACGCCCAACCCTAATTGCCTTGCTGATTGCCGTCTGGTGTACACCGATAGCGTCAGCTGCTTTGGCCTGACCTACCTCGCCAACAAACTCAGCTAAAGAAATCTTCATGTGGTTGCTCCTTTGAGTGCATAACCAAACAATACCAGAAGTATTACATAAAGCAATACCTGCGGTATTTTTAAAATATGAGCTTTGGTATTAATATCTGATAATGGAAAAGAAAAAGATTCTCACCCCCGCTCAAGTGGCTGATTCACAGCGTTTAAAAGCCCTTTACGAAGCGAAGAAAAAAGAACTGGGTATTACTCAGCAATCCATTGCGGACGCGCTGGACATTTCTCAGGGTGCCGTCGGCCATTACCTCAATGGAAGGAATGCCTTAAATACAGCGGTAGCATCGGTCTTTGCCAGGCTTCTTGGGGTTAGTGTCTCTGATTTCAGCCCGTCACTTGCGAAGGATATCTCTGATATGAGCTCGGTGGCGTCGGAAAATACTTCTTTCGCAGGGCATTATTCACCTGGCTCAAAATATCCGGTGATTAGCAAAGTTCAGGCGGGCGCCTGGTGTGAAGCTGTTGAGCCGTACACCCTTAAAGATATCGACCTTTGGCTTGAATCAGATGCTCACATTCAGGGGGAGGCGTTCTGGCTGCAGGTTGATGGTGACTCAATGACAGCACCGGCGGGTCTTAGCATCCCAGAAGGAACCTTTGTCCTCTTCGATACTGGGCGCGAGGCAATCAACGGCAGTCTGGTAATAGCAAAGCTATCCGATTCGAACGAGGCAACATTTAAGAAGTTAGTGATCGACGGTGCACAGAAGTACCTGAAGGGTTTAAATCCACAGTGGCCATTGGTAGCGGTGAATGGTAACTGTCGAATTATCGGTGTTGCTGTAGAGACGAAGATGCGGCTGGTCTGATCGGCAAGGTGCTCTGTTCGGCGAATAGCTGGTAAGCCAACTTTTCCCTGTGCTTTTTATGCAAATTAATCTAATGAATTTGAAAATATTTTTACCTATTTTGTTGGTTCAGGAGAACATAAGTGAGCGATAAACAAGAAGTTGCCTTAGCACATATCAATGATGTACTGGAGTCCAAAAATTATATTGAAACTAATGCTGATGGGGTTGTAACCATCGGAACGGATAACAATGGCTACGAAGTTTTTAACTTCGTTTTTCTCAATAGCACCCCAGTCATCGGCCATATGAATGGCGAAATCGCAGTGGCAGGAATGCAACGCACTAAGGTTGCGTCCGTGACTTTAAGTAAACAGAAGGCCTTCGATTTCTATCAGTCCTTGAAAAGCATGTTCGAGGAATAAAAGCTGATGAATGCAGCTCAATCATCTTTGGATGAGGGAAAGCTAGTAATTGCTTACTCTGATAAGAATGGATCTACAGTAGGGCTGGAATTTTCTTCTGTAGCATCAAGCCAAGCAACGCTCTTGATGAAAGCTTGTTCTGTTGCTGCTTCAGATAAAGAAAAACGGATTGTCACATCGGTTGTGATGGATGATACTGAGATCATTCAAACAACAAGTGATGATGGAGGCGACGACATGGATAAGCGATTAGCAGTTCTTGAAGCTGAAGTTGCGCACATCAAGAGCAGCATGGCAGGAATTAAAGAGGATACCCGGAAAATATCTTCTGATTCTACTGACGCCAAAAGAGACACCGCTGTACTTTTACAGAAGAGCCTGGATTTTGATGCTTCACTATCTAAGAAACCATCGGTTGACTACTTTGAAGCTAAATTTTCCGCTTTGGAAACCAAGATAGCAGATGTAAAAGCATGGATGCTCGGTGTTCTCTTGGCCTCGCTTGCTATGCCAACTATATTTTTCCTATTAAACTTGTACCTTAAGAAAGGTCAGTAATTTAGCAAATCCGGCCACCGTGCCGGGTTTTTATTGCCCACCCATAAAGCTATCCGCCATTCTGCCGATAACTATTCAGCCTGAAGCTGATAACAATAACTATCGCAACACTACCTGCCCGCCCGTGCGGGCTTTTTTATTGCCCTTTCCGCACTATCTCCGCCGCATCCCTGTTCACTCCCTTCCCTGTCACGTTTCCTGTTTCCTTCCGGTACCGTTCCAGCTTGTCGATGATGTTTTGCTGGGTCATGGGTAAATCAGCCAGTGACAATTCCATCACCGCCCGCCCCATCGCCTGAATTTTCATGCTTATACGCTCTTCATCCAGAACCATGCACATCCCTCCTGCTGTTTTTTTAAGCGTAGCACTGGTATTTACAAAAATAAAATCACATCAAATTCATACTCTTAGTATTAATCAAAGATTTATTAATACTAACGGTATTGCTATATATTAATACCGCTAGTATTGTTACCCCATCGAAACGAAACATCGACAGCTGAGCGAAGTTAGCCAGCGGCGGACAGCAAGTCGCCTGCTCATTAAGAATTCAGTCAAGCAGCAAATCACCCGGAGCGCTCCTGGCAAATTGAAATGGCGCCCAATGGGATTGAGGCAGGTGTGTAACGCGTGGCGGGTATAGCACACGAATAGGACTCCGCACCGGAATGGTTTGCTGCTCAGTTCCCGAACATCGGGGAAGCTTTACCAGCAGCTCTTTGCGAGGGGCTGACGGTAAACAAAGAGAGGAGTGTGTATGGCAGATAAAAAAACGGCGCCACTACTGCTTAACGTAGACGCCAGTGAGGTTCTCACTCAGTTCGGGGAGCTTTTAAAGTTACTTGAACTTCCAGCCAGTTCCTTTCAGGGAATTCCTGAGCATGTCATCGATCTGTTTTTTGACCGTGTCCGTGGCCTGATTGACAACATCGTCCTTAGTGATTTCGCGACCACAGTCAGCACAACTGACGCCGGTGAAATTTGTCTCAAAGTCAAAATCATCGGGCTGGTTGAACATCTCACTTCCACAGTCAGGGCACACGGTCCGCATGGTTTGCATGAATATATCCTTTCTACTGTTGGGGAGATTAAAGAGTAAGCGATTTCTTGCTGTTGGGGAATAGCGGGAAAGCGCGCGCCGGGCGCGGATAAATACCCCGGCAATAACTGGAATGTTTTGTAGTGCAGTGAATTGCAGCTGCATCGACGGCAACCGGAAGATAAGCACCCGGCGCTGCACCACAAAGCATTTCTCCCGCATCAGCGGGTAACGACAGAGGGTAAGGATATGAAGTTTGGCAAAACAAAATGTAATCCATCAACCGACAACGGTGAAGCAAACAGCGTGACCATTGGCAATATCACAATCAGTCAGTTCGGCGAAGGTGGTGTCTGGCTGGAAGATGGTGATGAAGACGCCGGTTCATTCGATGAAGCTTTGTTCGCAGAGCACATCAAAAAGTTTTACGACGAAAATTTGTGAGCAGATAAGCCGCCTAACCAGCGGCTTTTTTCATACCTCACCGTTCTCGATGAGTGCGGTTAGTTATGACAACCGGCGGCCATCCACCGCCAATTAGCGCAGAAGTCTTGTTTAACGTTCAGCAGCCCAGCTTACGGGCGGAGTGATTATGCAAAAATTTATCGTTATCCAGCAGCACGCATGGTCAAACGACCACGGTTACGGCATTGGTTATTCCTCAGATTTGGAAATATTTGATAAGCGGGAAGTGGCAATTTCTCACGGATTTGAAGTAGCAGGTTGTGATGATTTCAATATCGGTGTTATCGACGACGGCCGACTAGTGTCGCTCGACTGGATGGAAAAGCCAGTTGGTAACGGGAAAGGTGTTTCAGTTGAGAAACTCCAGATTATCTCTGATGCCATTGGCTTGGAGGCCTCATGACAGTCACCCACAACGGAAAGCAGTACACCGCCAAAAAGCTCAACGATAACGAGTGGCAGCTGACGTCGGTATCGAACCCGCGTGAAAAGCTGACGCTGAACCGCTGGCACATGAAGCTGGCTGGCCTCCTGGAACAGGTTGAGGTGAAGGTATGATCAACCACTACGGCACCACCCCGCTCATTCGCCAGTGCGTCACGCCCGGCATGATGGCAATGCATGAAGGCCGCACCTATCGAGTCTCAGCAGTCATTCAGGAGCGCAAATGGGTATACCTGCACACCGACGCGGAAATTATCCGCCTCAGTGATTGCGTGATTGACGTCCTTCTGGACAGTCACGGCAACCCTATCCAGCACTAACCACCCTATTCAACCGATCGGCCTGCCTTTCTGCGGGCGGGATCTGCACATCCAAATTTCAGGAGTTCAGCCATGAACGCATATCTCACTTACGACCGAATCGAAGATCGGCGCTGGGTTGAGCAGCAACTCACCGACGAGAAAGAGAAGTGGATCAGTGACCGGGCGCAGCAAATTATCGACATGATGCCAAAAGAGCCGTCCGGCCTCTTCCACTTCTCCGTACCGATTGACACCAGCCCATACGAAGGACTTCGCAGCGATAAAGCTGGCGAGGCCTACAACGATTTCATTTCGGCAGTTGCTTACGCCCAGGCAGAGCATGACTGGGAACACCGCACCGGCTGCCCGTTCTGAAACCCGATTATCAGGAGTAAATGATGAGCTTTAGCATCGTTGAGTTCGTTAAACAGCAGGAGCCGCTCTTTGCCGGGGCGGTCACAGATCAGTCCGTAGCGTGGGCGAAAGAAAGCCAGTTCGCAATTCAGGCATTTCAGCGAAACGACAAGCTGGCTACAACGGCAATCAGCAACCCGGCCAGCGCGCAGAACGCGATCATCAACGTGGCCGCCATCGGCATCACGCTGAACCCGGCAAGCAAGCTGGCATATCTGGTGCCGCGTGACGGCATGGTGTGTCTCGATATCAGCTATATGGGCCTGCTTCATCTCGCCCAGGCTACCGGGTCCATTAAGTGGGGCCAGTGCAAGCTGGTCTACTCAAACGACACCTACGAGTCAAACGGCCTCGATACTGCACCTACTCACAAATATAACGCCTTCGGTGACCGCGGCGCGGTTGTCGGCGGTTACTGCACGGTGAAAACTCCTGATGGTGATTATCTGACGGAAGAAATGAGCCTGGCAGAGATTAAGGCGACAGAAGCTACCAGTAAGGCCAAGAACGGACCCTGGAAGAACTTCTGGGAGGAGATGGCGCGCAAGACCATCGTTAAGCGCGCCAGCAAATACTGGCCCCGCGCTGAGCGTCTGGATAACGCGATCCACGTCATCAACGAAGATGAGGGAATCCACCAGGAGCCGGTTATGGCCCACACGCCAGAAAGCGAAGTAATCCTGTCTGAAGAGCAAAGAAAGCAGGAGCTTCACGACAAGGTGTCGGCGCTATGCAATGAAATGGAGCGTGCTGAAACCATGCATGACCTGAAGCTGCACTTCCAGGCGGCCTACAAAATGACGGCCGGCATGAAGCTGCAGCAGAACGTCCAGGCCATCTATTCCGAGTGCAAAATGAAGTTTGAGGAGGTGGCACAATGACCGCTCTCTACAAAATAGCCAATGACTTCGCCAAGCTCACTGACTCCGATATGGACCCGGAGATGATCGCCGACACCCTGGACGGCATCGAATGGGAGCTTGAAGCGAAAGTAGAGCAGATTCTTGCGGCCTGCAAAAACGAGCAGGCCTATGCGGAGACTCTTAAGGAGGAATCCCGCAAACTGGCAGAGCGCGCAAAGGCTGCTGAGAACCGAGTGGTTAGCATGAAGGAGTATGTTGCCCGGTCTCTCAATACAGCTGGCAAAAAGTCACTCAAAGCAGGAATCCACCAGGTAACCGTCAGGGCCCCATCCAAGTCAGTTGAGATTACCGACGCCGCCTCCCTGCCCGCTGAATATGTCGAGTACGACACGGTCATCAAGGCGGATAAGTTAGCCATCAAGCATAAGCTCGATGCTGGCATCGACATCCCCGGCGCGCGCATCAAGATCGGCAAGCCCTCTCTCATCATCAAATAATAGCGGGGTCGAAATGAAATACACCCTGTGGGAGTCATGGGAAAAGCTGTTCCTGTATGAGGTCGGCAGCACCATGCCGATCCCGGTCATCGCCGAGAAGCTGGAGCGCACCGAGAAGGCCATCATCAGCATGGCCCACCTGCTGAAGATACCGCTAATGGTCAGGCCGCGCGGGAGAGAGTGGACGCAGGCTGAGCTATTCCTCCTTGGGAGATTCAGCCCGGAAGAGATAGCCAGGGCGACAGGCCGATCCCTGGCCTCAGTGCGATGGAAAATCAAATCACTGACCCGCGAGTCAGGAGGGAAGATTATGCGTGAATGGACGACTGAGGAACTGGCGCTGCTGTGGCGACACTCAAACGCTGAAGTCGCAGAGATTACCGGCCGCAGCATTGAAGAGGTCGGAGATAAGCGGCTGAAAACCAATATTGAGCGTAATGGCTGGGATGTTAACGATCCGGAGCGGGAGGGTGCATGACCGGAAAATACTCTCTTATCTACGCTGATCCGCCCTGGTCTTACGGCAACACCATCAGCAACGGCGCTGCTGCCGACCACTACTCCACCATGAAGTTAATCGACATCAAGCGCCTGCCAGTGTGGGAACTTGCCGCCGAAAACTCGGTGCTGGCGATGTGGTACACCGGCACGCATAACCAGGAGGCCATCGAACTGGCTGAGGCCTGGGGCTTTACCGTTCGCACGATGAAAGGCTTTACCTGGGTGAAGCTGAATCAGAACGCCGAGTTGCGCATCAACAAGGCGCTGGCCGAGGGTGAAGTCACCGACTTTTACGACTTCCTCGATCTGCTTAACGCCGAGACGCGCATGAACGGAGGAAACCACACCCGGGCAAATACCTAAGATCTGCTGATTGCTACCAGAGGCGCAGGACTGGAGAGAAAGCACGCCGGGATTAAGCAAGTGGTATACAGCCCGCTCGGAGCTCACAGCGAAAAGCCGTGGGAAGTTCGCCACCGGCTGGAGATGCTTTACGGTGATATTCCGCGCATTGAGTTATTTAGCCGCTGCGCGGCGCCGGGCTGGCACCACTGGGGCAATCAGTGCGCCACCGCTGCGGTTGAATTGCTACCCGGCTGCGCCATCCAAGTTGTGAAAACGGAGGCCGCATGACGCCAGAAACAGACAACGCCATCCGCGCAGCCTGCCGCCGCTGCACCGAAGAGATCCAGCAGGCGATGCGCAAGAAGCCAAAGCCTAACTGGAACGAAACGGTGCCTCCCATCATCAACAAGCATCACAAGAAAATTGAAGCTCTGGGAGTTAGCCTCCTGGAGTTCGTCGTATACACAGGGCGGCTTAATCGCCGTTTCGGAGTTGATTCATGAGCGATTCGATAGCAAACGGCGCGAAATTAACGCCGGAAACATTCGCAGATTTCATTGACCGTTTGACATATCACCATCGCGGAGAGGGTGTTAATCGTCACGCCACCGCCGATCCGATTTTCATGGTTCAGAAGCAGGCAACCATTTATGGCCTGGCAGAAGAGTACGGCGAATCGAAGATAGTCCATTTCGAGGAATGCGAATGGGACAGCCCGCAGGAGTATTGGGACGATCTGGATGAACAGCAGCAGGAAGAGTTAAACGCCATTTGCATTGACCAGTGCGACACTGCCTTTACCGATCTCGATGAAGACGCTCAGTGGGAAGTACTGGCTGACCTTGACGGCCACACTGTCTGCGGTACACGCAAAGAGTGGCAGAACATCAACGCTCATTTTACCCGTGAAGCGGCGGAGGCTTTCATTCGCCGCAAACAGCATGACTATCCTCCTCTGCGGGTCTACGTCGAGAGCATGTACTTCGGCTGGGAGTATCAGGAAATCATACGTGCTCTATGCGACGGAAGACTGGTGCTAGCCGAAAAAGATGGCGGTGCAGCATGAACAGAGCCTCACCCGTTGATTTGAGGAAAAGCCTCGAGATAGCCAACCACCTGGCGCACATCGGTATTCGCTTTGTGCCGATCCCGGTGGCGACCGAGGAAGAATTCCAGACGCTGGCTGCCGAGCTATCTCGACGGCTTGAAAATATGGCTGTCTAAGCCGAGAAGAATGAAGGCGGTGCAGCATGAAAGCACTAATCACCAGGTCGCTAAAGCGGCCTTTTTTATTGCTGGCGTTCACCTTCAACCGAATTAACCGACAGTTCCGGGAGCATTGACCATGGACATCATCGACACAGCAGCAGAGATTGAAGAGCTTCAGCGTAACGCTGCCCTTTCCGCTCACCGACTCAACCACAACGCCGTATCAGCTGAGCGTTGTGAAGAATGTGACGAACCAATTCCAGAGCCGCGTCGCGCTGCCGTTCCCGGCTGCAAGACGTGCGTTAGTTGCGCCAATGATATCGAACTACGGTTGAAACAGGTGGGGAAATGATATGCGCGTGAAATTTGATGTTGGCGAAAAGGTGGGCATGCTCACGCTAATTGAGCCTTTACCCAAAGATGAAAAAGGGGTTTACAAGGGTAAATTTTCCTGTGATTGCGGAAGCACTAAAATTATTCGCCTTTGTTTCGTTAAAAGTGGACACACAAAATCATGTGGCTGCTTAAAGATTGAAGCAAAAAGGACTCACGGAATGTCGAGTTCTTCAGAATATAGGATTTGGGAGTTGATGTTACATAGATGCGAAAACCCTAAAGATAAGAGATACAAGGATTATGGCGGGAGAGGAATAACTGTCTGTCATCAATGGCATGACTTCAACTCGTTTTACGCTGATATGGGCGCTCGTCCTGATGGGCTTACACTGGACCGCATCGATAATGACAAGGGGTATTCACCGGAAAATTGTCGTTGGGTCACACCATCTGAACAGCAGTTGAACAGAAGGAAATTGAAGGGAAGCAAATCTCGATTTGTTGGTGTAACTCAACGTCCATCAGGTAGGTGGTCCGCAAGGATAACTGTCAATTACAAAGACATTTATCTTGGTGATTACGATACAGAAGAAGCGGCTTCCGAGGCCTACCAGAAAGCAAAGGAAAGGGTTCTTGAAGAGTTTGAACTAATGCGTAAGCAGAGGGGGATGTGATGCAGCATTCGATTTTAGACATGTGCTGCGGATCGCGCATGTTCTGGTTCGACAAGCAGAACGAACGCGCGGTGTTCAGTGATATCCGCGCCGAACAGCATGAGCTTTGCGACGGTCGCCAGTTGGTTATTAGTCCGGACCTTATTGCCGATTTCCGCGCCCTCCCTTTTGCCGATAACACTTTCCCTGTCGTCGTGTTCGATCCGCCGCACCTCGAGCGTGTCGGCGATAACGCGTGGATGGGTAAAAAGTACGGGCGTCTCAACAAAGAAACATGGCGTGATGATTTGCGCGCCGGCTTCTCAGAGGCATTCAGGGTGTTGTGGCCACACGGCGTACTCATCTTCAAATGGAACGAAACTCAGATCCCGGTTAGCAATATCCTGGCGCTGACCGACGAAAAGCCGGTCATCTGGCAGCGCACCGGCAAGTCAGACAAAACCCACTGGGTGATTTTCGTCAAAGGTGGTGCACATGTTCCAGCTAATTCAGCGGGGTCAGATTTACGCTGACCATTCAGGTTGGCCTGTAATCATCCACAGCTGCACATCTCAGATAGTACGCTACTGGAGGCAGGGCCGGATCAACACCGCTTCAATCGACCGTTTTAACAATGATTTTGAGCACCTCGATCACCGTGAGGCGGCGCAGATACGCGCCGAACTAGAGACTAGTGAGCACATTAAATCGCTGCGCGCCCAGCGTGCGGCATGAGGAGAGATTATGTCAGCATACGATGAAATTATGAACGCACTCGCCTTCTACTTCGGCGATGGAGAAGGCCTAACCCCAAGCGAGGAAAGCATCCGTGAAATTATCAGCCAGGAGCATGACCCAATTGAGACGATTGCTAAAGCGTTAGACGATTACCGCGCATCGAAGTCATGACGCAACTGATAGCCAGTTATGAGCTGGCTATTGGGTGCGAAAGCACTGCTCCGTTATCCCTTTTGCCCTCCACTGTGAGGGCATTCTTTTTGGGAGTTCACCATGCAAATAACTCTTCCGAAGTGGATTGGGTTTCTAATTATGCTGATTCTCCGCCCTGGCATTACTGCATCCTGCGCTGCATATCTGATGCTATATGCAGATGGCAGTTGGTATCACTTCCTATCTGGCGCACTGGCCTTCAAATCCTGCATCGAAACTCACGACATTTACAAAGAGGTCAGAGATGCAAGGTAATCCCATGACCTGGCTCATCGCCGCACTTATGGCGCTGGGCGCTCTCATCTCATTTCTTCACGAACCGGAAGGTGTGCAATGGCTGCTTTTAATGTGGGCGCAATAGTCCAGAAGAAGACCGGCGGCATTAATGGCGTGGTGGATAGCCTGCAGGATCCAGACGGCGACCATCCGCAGTTCTGGGTGCGGTGGGACGACAGAAATTTTTCAGTGCATCCGGAAAACGAATTACGCGCGGCCACACCAGACCAGCCGCAGTTTTATAAAACGATGTCATAGGAGCGACCATGAGCGAAATTATTCAAATCGTGCCCAGTAACTGGGTGACAGAAGACCTGCTTGTGAAGATGACAGGGCTACGCCCGGGAACGATAGCGCGGGCCCGTAAAAAAAGCTGGCTATGTGGCAGGGAGTACGTCCACATGTCGCCGGACAGCATCCCAAAGGAAAACAGCGAGTGCTTGTATAACCACAAAGCGATCGACCAGTGGGTTGAGAGCCTCAAAAAGAAACAGCCGGGTGCGCGCCAATGAAGATCCGTTTATGCTTAGCGGGCTCTTGGACGTCAGGAGGGAATAATGGCTAAGTCAGCATACCCAACAGGCGTGGAGAACCATGGCGGTACGCTCCGCATATGGTTCATCTATAAAGGCAGCCGGGTGCGTGAAAGCCTCGGCGTGCCGGATACACCAAAAAACAGAAAGGTCGCTGGTGAGCTGCGCGCGTCGGTGTGCTTTTCGATAAAGACAGGCAACTTCAACTATGCAGCGCAATTCCCTGACTCGCCGAACCTGAAAAGGTTTGGGGTGGAGAGCAAGGAAATCACCGTGCTGGAGCTGGCGAACAAGTGGCTTGAACTGAAGCGTATGGAGATCAGCACCAACGCGATGTCACGCTATGCATCTATAGCGCGCAACATGGTGCCCAGGATTGGTGGGGACAGGCTGGTATCTGCGGTAACGCAGGAAGATCTGCTGTTTATCAGGAAGGAATTGCTGACCGGTTATCACACGCTGAAAGTCGGGCAGAAAACGCCGGTTAAGGGCCGCTCAGTCAGAACGGTCAACAACTACATGAAGATCATGGGCGGGATGTTTAAGTTTGCCGCCGACAGTGGGTATGTCCGGGTGAACCCATTCACCGGGATCGCCATGCTTAAGCGGTCGCGATGCGATCCTGACCCGCTGACACGCGAGGAGTTTATCAGGATGATTAACGCCTGCGCTCACCAGCAGCTGAAAAACATGTGGTCGCTGGCCGTGTACACCGGCGTGCGCCACGGCGAACTTGTGTCGCTGGCCTGGGAAGATATCGACCTGAAAGCGGGTACGATGATGATCCGCCGGAACCACACGTTAACGAAGGAGTTCACCCTTCCGAAAACAGAGGCCGGGACGGACCGTATCATCAACCTCATTCAGCCAGCGATCGACGTGCTGAAGAGCCAGGCAGAACTGACACGCCTGGGTAAGCAGTATCAGGTTGAGGTGAAGCTGCGCGAGTATGGCCGTACTGATGTGCATCCGTGCACGTTCGTGTTCAACCCGCAGATCGCATCACGTAATGGCCGTGCCGGGCATCATTACGCAGTGGGGTCGATTAACCAGTCGTGGGAAGCGGCAATGCGACGCGCCGGGATTCGCTATCGCAGAGCATACCAGTCCCGACATACGTATGCATGCTGGTCGTTAGCTGCCGGTGCCAACCCGAACTTCATCGCGAAGCAAATGGGCCACACCGACGCGCAAATGGTTTACCGGGTGTACGGATCCTGGATGGCTGAAAATAACCAGGACCAGGTAGTCATCCTCAACCAGAAATTGAGTGAGTTTGCCCCATCCATGCCCCAAGCCGTGGGATCGGATGGTTATTAA